AGCTACTGGTCGTAAGTTTGCTCTACAGCAACAAGCTCAACTCGATAAACTCGCAGCTAACAACTTTCGAGCAACTGAAACCATCATTTCAGAATTGCTATCTAGGTTTGGTGGTACTAGCTTTTACCCTGCTCTATCTGCATTTCGTGTTGCTAGAGAATCTGTTGCAGTAGGTACTGGTAAGACTCAAAGCGAACTGGATGTCATGGACATCATAAAGTTCGTCAATGATTCTTCCAAAGAACTGCTGAACAATATGTTCACATCGTTTGGTGAATCGATTGGTTTAGTGAAAAAGCCTATTGATGATCTAAATGCTTCTCTCCAGGAAACAGCGGAAGCAGCAGCAAAAGCGGCAGAAGAAGCAGCAAAAACAATCGATATTAAATCCATCCAAGAAGAGACTATGCCTACTCTGACAGAGTATGGTAAAGCATTTACTAAAGTTTCTCTTCCAGGAGGTATTGAGAAAGCGACAGTTGATGAACTCAACAAAGCATTAACGCTTATTCAAACAACTGATGAGTTAGCAACTAATTTTGCAGACGTTGCTATAAAAATAGCAAAAGCATTAAAAGAGATGGGTGAAGCACCTATTCCTTTTACGTTAGCTGATAAAAAAGAACGAGCAAAGTTTAAAGCAACAACTGAAAAAGAGATGCAAGCATTTGATGTTGCTAAAAATGCTGCTATTGAAGAAAAAACAAAACCTGATGTTACTCCAGAAGCGATCAAAGCTGCGAGAACTGCTGCTGGTATTGCAGGTTTAGGTGTTACTGCTTTGACACTTATGACTAACTTCAAACAGTTAGGACAAGTAGCAATGCAGACTGGAACAGCAATGAAGAATGTAGTTGCTGCTGCAACATTAAATCCTCAAGGTATGACCGCAGGTACAGCAGGACTTCAGCCTATATCTGCTGCAGCAGGAGGATTATCATCCATAGGTAGTGTGATAGGAACAAGTATTGGAACAGTATTAGGAGGCCCAGTAGGGGGTTTGATTGGTAGTGCTATAGGTTCTGTGATTGGATCAACAGTTGGATTACCAATTCAAGCAGCGGTTAGTATTTTAACTGCTGTGGAAGAAGGCGTATCACAAATAGCAGATAGTGTTGTAGGTTTTTCTCCTGATGTAACTATGGCAATGATTGAAAGAGATATAGCATTGCTTAATGATGACATGCGGAGATCGAATCAAATTGGAGATGAGATCGCAAGAATAACTGAAGCACAAACCAACCTTCAATTAGCATCTCGTCGTGCATTTGACAATATAGTTGAAGTTGTAGAACCATATTTAGTTACAATTATTAATACTTTAACCATACTGTTAAATACAGCAATTGGTATTAAAAACGGTGTTGAAGTTGCTATCAGTATAATGCCTTTTGGAAAAGATGTTCTTAATTTCCTTAGAGGAATCAATGCTGGTGTTGGTGTTCTTGCTGATTTAATAAATCCACCTGATGCTGATATTGGTGATATAAATTCAATCATCAATGTAAGACCAGATGCTGCTTGGTTTGGAAGAAACAATCTTGTAAGACCTCAAATGCCTTAATTAAATGAGATTAATATGACGATTCAATATAGAGGCTATGGTGAAGTATCTTATGGGGATAATTCTGGCATTCTTGGTAATTTAGGTGTTTATACTTTTCCACCAACATACACATCAACTCTAAATTCTAAACCTGTTATATCAGGTAATGGGTATACTTCTAAATACATTAGAAACGAATTAACAATAAATTGGATATTACCGTATGAGATGATAGAACCTGGAAGATGGAATCCAGGTAATTCTCCTGTTTCTGTTGATACAGCAGTTAAACAGATCAAAGCTATTCTCATGCAACCTAGACAAGAATTGACTTTCACCAATCAGGGTCTAGGAGAGTATGTTGGCGTAACTGGTAAGGATAGCACTCTTTCATCTTATTATATTGATAAAGCAGGCGGCCCAACACCACTCGATTTTAAATGGAAGGTATTAGCAACACAGCGTTGTGTTGAGATGTCATGGACTGTTGCTTTTCATACAGACGGTTGTATTCGTTTTGATACTACTAACAATGACACTGCTATAAAATCAAATAATATAACTGATTTTTCATGGTCAAGAACATTTGATTATGATGATTCAGGTTTAGCTACTATCACAACAACAGGAGTTATAGAACGTAGTGATTATGGTGTTTTGGTTGGTAAATGGATACATATTGATGAATGGCGGGTAAAATCAAGATTTTTACCTCCTACAGGATTTAAAAGAATATCTCAAAAGTTTCAACATGATCCTACAACAAGAATCATGAATTTTACTATTATTGATAAAGAAGTATCATCTGAGAATGCATATCCACCTTATGTTGTTGATATAGACTTATCACATGAAATGTCTTCAGCATTAACTAAGGGAGATAAGTATGCAGGAATAGGATACTTATCTTGGAATAATACATTTAGTGGTAGTATTACTTTATCACCAGGAGTATCTCCTTTATACGCATATTTTCTTTTTCATTTCTACCTTCGTCAGCGAATGAATCGAGTCAGTAGTGGTGGAATTGCATTTAGTACAGAAAAAGCATCAATTGAAGATGAAAACGGCGAAGAAAAAACAGAAGAAGTAAGAACATTACTTACTAGAATTTCATATAAAGAATCTCTATTCACCAGAACACACACATTCAAAGCAGAGTATTGGGCTTTATATTCCAGAGATAAATTCATCAAACAATCAGGTTTGTTTTTACCTTTGTATAACTATGCTCAAAGCGTAGGTGGTGGATATATAGATTGGAATTATGCAGATCAAAGTGATTATGAACCTTGGCATACTTCTTTTAATAGAAGTCAAAATCATGGAGATAATCGATTAGATAACCAATGGTTTAAGCATAGATTTGAGAGTCATTATTATTTAAATCCATACGGGTATAGAAAAACAAAAGAAAATTTATCTGAATTCAGCACTTTAGTTTATTTTCCTTGCAATTATGCTGGAAATTATTTTGGTAAATTAGATCCACAATCATATTCGTCACCTGAAATTGGAGGTATAGATGGTTCAGGTTTACCTGCTCCTAGTATAGAGTCTACTATAGATGACCAACCAAATAAAACTAGAACAGATTATGATACAAGTCTAAATAAGTATAAAGTTGATCCTGCAATTTCATGGGTAGACTATCAAGCAAATATTACTCTTTTTGAGAATTGTAATACAGTTCAAGTTGTACGTCAGTCTTACGATAATAATGTGAAACTTGGTCTACAGTCATTTCTTGGTCAAGGTAAACCAGATAAAGATAGCACTAAATTTACTATTAATAACGGTAGAGCTTCTGGTGCTGATCCACCATCAGGTGAAGTAGTATCAACCTTTAACGGTCAATCTAATACTGTTGTTGTCTTATCTGGGTATGCAGTAAGAGCAGGGTATCCAGTACCTATGCCTTCCATTTTATCCTACAAAGGAAATGCTGTTTATCGTGCTGGACAATCGATGTATTCCAATAGGATTATTAGTAAAGGCGAAGTTCCTATCTATCTTGCAACTTGGTCAATACCATACTACATTGATTACTCCAAACATGCGGACATTTTTGCTGATTTGAAGGTAAATGGTTATTCAGGAGATTTAGGATAATGGCTATTGAGTTTCTTCTTCCCCCCAAAGATCAAACTACAGTCTCGGTTACCGTCGATGAGAACACCAAGATTGAAGTTGAAGTGATCGACATCGTAGAGGCTTTCCAGAGATCGCAGGAAGACTGCGAGAAGCTAGGATCGACAGATTGGATTACTCACTTCGTCAGCAAGATGAGGAACAATCATAGTCTGAAGCTATCCAGGACTGCTGCTATGATGCTCGTCAATGTCGCAACTGGAGAGCTTGTAAAAATAAAAAAATCCTGCTTTCCAGAGGTAGAGCAGTTAGGTTCTACAACCTAACTCTACCTTTGGATGACAGAATCATCCGTTACTATGCAACCGTCATTCCTAACCTTGAAGCAGAAGAAGAACTCAAACAACGTGGTAGAGAAGGTCAGCTAACTCCTGATAAGTTTTACTCTCTACTCATATTGTCTGGTGTTCCAGAAAAAGAGGCTGATACTGCTAGAGCAAGAATGGTAATGCAACAACTTGAGAGCAAAAGCCAATGGCAAAGGTAACTAAACAAGATTTACTATCGGTTCAGTCTGCTCCTTATGAGCCATTGGGTTTTGTCAATAACTATTATGGTTATGCCCCCCATCACAGACCTATCTTCTCACGATTTGCGATTCAGCAAATGCTGGAAGATCCGAGGATCTGCTTCGGCTTGGAGTTGATTAAAGGCCCGATCCATTCCTTTACGAAATTCTTCACTGAGGAGGAATCCAAGAATCCTGCTGTTCATCAGTGGATTGTGGCTTCCGATACTTCATTCCCCTATGTCGTTAAATGCGACGATAAAGAAGTGACCGAGTTCATAGCAACGTCACTGCGTCGATTCTGGCAAGTAGGAGCGATTAAAGCCCTGAACGCAATCGAATGGGGTTACAGTGCAGGTGAAGTTATCTATCGTCAATCGAAGGCTGATAGTCGCTCCAAGAGGCTGTACTTTGATAACCTCAAGGACTTCTACGCTCCTGACTGTTCAGCAGTCACACAGAACGGTGGTCTAGTAGGGGTAGAGGTAAACTCTGGCAACCTCAAAGAGTTTTACTTAGCTATCCCTAAAGTCTTCTATCACGTTCACCAGCGAGAGAAGAATCGCCATTACGGTTTATCCCGCCTATTCGGTGCATACGCAGCTTGGTGGGAAATCTGGACTGAGGGTGGGGTTAGGGACGTTCGACGCTCCTGGTACTATCGTAATGCGTTTGGTGGGGGATCAATGTTCTACCCAGTCGGTTACACTCAAATCGATGGTGGTAGCAAGATCAACAATCGTGATCTAGCAATTGAAATGCTATCTAAGTTACGTTCTGGTGGTTACATGGTATTCCCGAACCAATCAGATCAGAACGGTAAGCAATTGTGGCAATATGACCCACCTGTTTCGGCTGTTGCTCCACAAGGTTTGGAAACCTATATGGCAACGCTCACTGCCGAGGAACTAGAGGGTCTTGGTATTCCTCCAGAAGTCATTCAAGGTGGTGGAGGTGGTCTAGGTGCTGCTACAGGTCGTAAGATCCCGATGGTAGCTTTCTACTCCACACTCCAGAAGACCGTGGATTATCTGATCGGTGATTTCGTCAATCAGATTTTAAACTTCCTGATCCCACTGAACTTCAATAAGCTACCTGATTTTGAGATCGTACCATTAATTCCTATTAATGCGTATGGACAAACCAATCAGGAAGGTGTACCTGCTGCTCCTTCCCAGAAACTTGCGGGAGAGGTTTCCAAAGGTTCGCCTACACCTAAAGTAGAGAAGACAAGTTCAGGAACTCCTGCAACATTAAGCACTTAATATGTTTAGACTCAGCATTGGTTCAGCATCCGTTAAGTGCTTAGACCCCACTGCCGTTAAAAACGCATTGGAGGGTATCGGTGTTGATAGTTCCGTCATCTCTAAATGCAACTCGTTAGAACTCAAGCATGGGCCTCGACCAGGGACAGGTCATTTCCTCATGCTGCAATCTGATTTTGATGCTTTAGCTCAAGAGATAGGAACACTAAAATCAGGTGCTTATTTTCCTAATCTCACCGTCAATGTTATAGACAATTTTAACAACGGTAGTTCAGTCGCATTCAGTAGTTGGACTATTGCAACAGCCAATACTATTTATGGACATCCAAGTAATCCCAATGCTATTGTTTATGTTACGGTAGAGGATGTCAGACATTGGTTAGCAAGAACCTACACACAAGATAAAGTCTACAACAAGATCAGGCATACTGAGAAAAATGTTGGTGCTGCTGGAGGAACTCAAAGATATTACAGCGACACTCTAAAGAGCAATAGTCTTTGGAATGTGGATGAGATGCTGGATGATATAGTAACATCTAGCTCTCGTCCTTTTGTTTGGTCATCGTCTGCTGCTTTATCAGGTTTCTATCTTGTAAATGTCATATCCGGCGATATGACACTTCTCGATTGGTTTTCCAGAGTAGCTCAAATTCTACGATGTTACTACTACATTGATTTGTCAGGTAACATTGTTTTTGAAGCAAATCTATTTTCTGAATCTGATATCTCAAGTGCCCCTATCGTCTACCACATGAAGAATCTGATGACATTTTCAGGTTCAGCTTTGGAACCTCAAAAGTGGCCTGTAGTTGTAGTAACACCAGAGTCATTAACTGGTAAATACTATAACAACGAATCAGATATTGTTGATCCACTCAATCCAAATAGTTACCCAACCAAGTATTGGAACGTAGATTTCCTACCGTCTAATTACGGTTCACAGCACGCAAATTTCCCCCATCATTATGCAACAAGAGCTACAGATGGTCTTAGTTCCTACATCCCATCACAATCTCAAATAAACAACATTGTTACTCGGATACAAACTCTTATTTATCCAGAGTACCAGTTCGCCAATATTCGTGGTTATTTTGCCTACACTCCTAAATTCCAAGCCGATGTGATTGTTTATTCCAATTACGGCGATGGATTGATGACCAACATCTATGGAGTGAAAGAACATGAACTTGATTACTTGACTCCAGAGTTTAAGCACTATGAAAAAGAACTAATCAGAGAATACTGGAAGTATGTACTGCGAACACCTTTCTACTATCCAGAAGGTTATTCCTATGGGTATGCTACAGCAGACATCTACTACCCGATTACGGACACACCTAGAAGAACCAGTGTTACTATCTTTGACCTAACAAAATCATTAAAAAGTGATACTGTAGGTGCTAGAGGTACTTGCCACCAAATTGGTCAGTATTATTATGCTAATTGCTGCACTGATTCAACTTCGATCAGCAGTTCATCGGTTAGTGATTCAAGTAGTTCTAGTAGTTCTAGTTCTAGCAGTTCCAGTTCAAGTAGTTCTAGCAGTTCCAGTTCATCCTCTAGTTCTTCTTCCAGCAGTTCTAGCTCATCCTCCAGTTCATCCTCTGCATCTTCTGGCTCATCTGCATCGAGTGGTAGTGAAGGATCAAGTGGAAGTTCTGGTAGCGGTTCTAGCAGTGGTTCAGGTAGTGGTAGTGGAGGTGGTGGTACTTGTGCAGGTGATTGTACTTGGGAATGGAATGGATCGACTTGGATACTACTAAGTAACAACTGTTTCGGCAGTGATCCAGCTTGTACGTGCCCACCACCATCAGGTAGCGGGCCTGTTCCAGGATTTTCACAAACTACAATATGCGAAGCTGGTTTTGCACCATAGGTAATATATGTTTACAGATTGTAAGTATGCGGAAGTAGATGGTGATAAGGTTAATTGTAAAATTGCCTATGAACTATGTGCTATTAAATCACCCACAACCAAAGAGGCTTGTGATTACTGTAGCACACTACAAAACTCCAGAACACACAATCAGATGACGGTATCTTTAGCTATACAAAGCGTAAAAGCTAATAAACCAGATGAACTCAAAGAATTTATCAAACAAGTCAATCACTTGATATCAACAGAAGTTGTTAATATCGGTGAAGGGCCAGGAACGGAACTAACCAAAATTTTATCCTGGTTCGCCAAAGACACTCCTGGATGTAAGTGCAAAGATCGGGCACATACAATGAACATCTGGGGTGTTCAAGGTTGTAAAAACAATATGGATACAATCCTTGACTGGTTACAAGAATCTGCCAAAGAACGTAAAATACCTTATGTTCGATCTCTTGCCAGGAGTCTCGTCAATCTCGCCATTAAACGAGCAGAGTCATGTATACCGAAAGATGCTTCATAATCAATCTGGACATTCGTAGGGATCGATTACAGCGGTTTTATGATCGATTACCTAAGAACTTCCCTTGGGGCATTCCAGAGCGTTGGCAAGCGATTCATGGGGATTCAGTAAAGCACCCTGATTGGTGGACAGCAGGTAACGGTGCTTGGGGTTGCTATAAGTCTCATCTCAACATTCTTGAATACTGCCTGAACAATCGGATTGAATCATATACTGTCTTTGAAGATGACGCATTCTTTCGAGAAGACTTCAACAACAGTATGTTCACTTTCTACGAGCATCTTCCAGAATGGGAGATGGTTTACCTTGGTGGACAACTCTTGCATGTTGAAGGTAATCCTCCTGAAGAAGTTAATCCATTCGTCTATATCCCATACAACGTGAATAGAACACATGCCTTCATGGTGAATACTCGTCACGGTATGGAAATGTTGTATAAATTCCTAAATGCAACACCCTTTGAGACTCACTACCATATCGACCATCATTTAGGATTGCTACACGAACGTAAGAAGCTAAAACTGTTCTGCCCTCATAAGTGGCTTGTGGGTCAATGTGAATCCACTAGCAACATCAGTGGTCAGCAAACAGGATCAACCTTCTTCGATGATCCTCATCAATGCATCAAATATAAGAAAGATCCTTTTGCAGGTTTAGGAGCAGCAAACCCATGAACTTCTTCTCTCATAGCGGTGATATTGGGGACATTATCTACAGTCTACCAACCATACGAGCAAAAGGTGGTGGTAAATTAGTTCTATTTGATAGTCCTGGAAAAACAGCACATGGTATGACTAAAGAAAAAGTAGAAAGGCTTCGGTCTTTATTTGAATACCAAGACTATATTTATTCTTTAGAATGGTCAGATATTCCTGTTGAATCTTCTCTAAATGGGTTCAGAGATCACGTAAGGGCACATGGTAATTTAGCTGATGCTCATTTAGCTACACATGGTCTTTCGTGGGAGGAAAGATCGACTCCTTGGTTAAAATGTGAAGGTGAAACAAAAACATTTGATGTAGTAGTGCACAGGTCATTTAGATATCGTAATCATAATTTTCCTTGGGATAGAGTAGTAAATAGTTACAAAGATCGAATTGGTTTTATAGGTTTCCCAGATGAGTATAAATCTTTTACAGATTCATTTGGAAAAATACCGTTTATTGAAGCTAACAATTTTATGGAGTTAGCTAAAGTAATTAAAGGTTGTAAACTATATATAGGAAATCAAAGTTCGCCACTGTCTGTTGCTCTTGGTATGTTTCATAATTGTATTGTTGAAGTATGCCCAGATCATAATCACCATCATTGTATCTTTGAAAGAATGAATTGTATTATGGGTTGGGATCGTAAAATTATTTTTCCCGATTTGGGGTCTTTATGAGTTTAGAACAAGATATAAGAGAATTAGGCCCTTGGTTTCACACTTTTATCATTGACGGTATTCATACAAAACCTGAAATAGAAAATCAATGGTCTGCAAATTATCCAGATAATCTGTGGGGTATGATTAAAGAATTAATTCCTTTTGATTTAAAAGGAAAAAAAGTTTTAGATATTGGTTGTGATGCAGGTTATATGTCTTTTGAAATGGCAAAAATGGGGGCTATTGTTACCGCAGTAGATATTCAACAAGGTGTAAGTGTTGGTAAGCAAAAATTTCATAGACCTTTAGATCAAGCTCGATACCTTGAAAATAATGTATTTAAACTAGGAGTAAATTTTGTAGAAAAAAACTTTTTAGACATTAATGATATGAATTATGATTTTGTATTATTTTGTGGTGTGTATTATCACATGCCAGATCACAAACTAGCTTTTCCAAAAATTAGAAATTTACTAAAACATGGTGGTGTAGTTATTACCGAATCAGCAGTAGGTCATATTGCTAGATATTATACAGGACAAGGTAATGATATTTACCACGATGATCCAACTAATTACTTTATACCATCCCAAGATTACATTCTAAAAGACTTACTTACAAATCAACTACTTAATTGTAATTGGAACAAGTATTTGTTCGATTCTAGGATATTAATTACTTCTGTTAAGGCTATTAAATAATGCTTAATTCAGCAGTTTGGTTTGTAACAATGGCTTGTAACTTCAAATGCAAATACTGCTGGGAAGTACAAGCTCAAGAAAGGGCTGGTGATTTCAAACCAGAGAAATTTAAAAAACCAGAAGAATGGATTTATGCTTGGAATAGATTACGTCCTGGTATATTAGACATAACAGGTGGAGAACCTTTTCTACAACCAGGACTAATCGAAATCATCGAAGCCATTACTGCAAATGGTACAAGAATGGCGATGACATCTAATTTCAGTCATCCCATTCTTGAATTTGTAAAACGAGTAAATCCAGACCAACTTTTCTCGATAACTGCAAGCTACCATCCTTCAGAGAATGGTACTAAAGCAAATCCAATGAACGTCGATGTTTTTCTTGGTAGAATGCTTTTACTAAGAGAATTCAAATTCAATGTAACTATTAATATCGTCACATGGCCTGAGCAGATATGGTTAATTCCTAAATGGATAGAACTATTCCAGGATGTACATAAATTTAGAGTGCATATCGATCCTTACTCATCTATTGAGTATTACCCTTGGGTGTACACTGACGCAGAAAAAGCATTCATCAGTAAATACATAACACAAAACAGGTCTGTGAATCCAAATCCAGTAGATCCTGTTTTGTGTTCTGGTGGTATCAACCATCTTAGTGTTCAACCAGATGGTTCTGCTTGGCGATGTATACTAGAACGTCAGCAGTTTAAGAATCAAATTGGAAACATTTTCGATCCCAACTTTTCCCTTCTTCCAGAAATGCTGCGTTGCGATCAGCAGCATGTTTGTCCTGGCTGCGATAGGGATAAAGTATCAGTTTACCCACTCACTAAATCTCACTTTTAACGTACACCAGTCGCTTGATCGCTCTAGTAATGGCTACATATTGTAGATTATATTCCTGCTCACCCATACTCTTTTCCAGGAGTTTTGGGTGAGGTAGGAGGTCAGGTCGGTAGATGTACACCGTATTAGCTTCTAGCCCCTTGCTACGGTGTACCGAAGATAACAATACAGCCCCCTTGTCCTTCTGATCCTTAAAAAGGTCGTTTATACGCTGTTCGACCTCTTCGCGTGTATTCAGCCCATTGCATAGCACTCGGATGCATGCACAGCGATCTTGGAGGTTTACGAGCTTCTCTTCTGCTCCCCATCGCATCTTAGCAATCTTCTGTTCTTCCTTGACCTCATAAGCCTCTAGCTTATCCAGGATACCAGCGGTAGTTTCTTCTTTAAACTTGTTGATCGTAGTGATGAGTCCCTGTCCAATATCTCGACCCTGAATGTTAGCTCGGATGTTGTCTTTGATTAGCCGGAACACCAGAGATACAATAGGTGCATTCGTCCGACACACCACCATCATTGATTCCTGCTTTTCGTACCCCTTACGGATGTCAGACATCATCTTGATAGCAGTGGTGTTCTCGATCACACCTTCACCGTTAGACTCTGCTGCTTTGAGTTTTGGTACAATCTTGTTAGCTTCAGCAACAATCCTGCTCCCACATCGACGAGTTGTGTTCAAAGGTAGAACATCGACTCCACCGTTCGCACCAAGCATTTCTTGCAAGCGAAACATGCTTTGATTATCTGCTCCAGAGAATCCATAGATAGCCTGATGATGGTCACCAATGCAGATGATGTGATGTCCCTGCTTCAGGATTAATTCCTGCTGTGCCCTGTTGAGATCCTGGCATTCATCCACGATTAGTAGATCGACTTTCTTTGCTTTCATTCCGTAGAAACTAGGCATCCATACCATATCAGTGAAATCGATGATCGCCTTATTTTCCGATGCAACCTGGAGAGCCTTATTAGCCTTTTCCAGGATCAACGAGTTACTCGCATCGCTGTTCAAGTCGTAGTAATCTCGCAGGTACTCTACTTCTTCCAGAGACAGTTGCAACGCATCTTCTACACGATGACCAATCATGTTATTGCGAGCTAGATCAATGATCTTGCTTACTGTGTTGTATGTAGCCTTTTCTTTCTTCACTTCCTTGTCGCCGTAGACATCAAACAACACCTTATCGAACTTCCAGGAATCGATCTTAGTGTAACCACGGATGTTGCTTCGGATGATCGTCAGTCCTGAAGAATGACAGGTACATGCTTCACAAGACGATGGAATTCTCTGCTGGAGTTCCGTAGCAATCGACTTATTGAAAGCCACAAACCGAGTGGTCTTCCTCTCCACTTTCTGCATCCAAGCGTGAATAGCTTCCTGTTCTGGAGAAAGTGTTACTCCAACAGGAACACCTGCTACACCCCAGATCATCGTAGTAGTTTTGCCAGAGCCAGCTAACGCAGAAACAATCAGATTACGAGCCATTGTAGTGATCCTTTTAAAAAAATTTCTTTCCCGCTAACGCGATTGATTATACTTATTTTCGGCGTAGCCGAAAGAGTTCTTGTACATTTTCTTGTAAATTTTCTTGTACAAAATTTTGTGGAATTACCTGTTGCTTTTTCCAGGAAGTGCCGATACCATTCCCCAGGTCAGATGATTTTTACTAACTCACGGAGGCAGTTATGCTAGTGCTAAGTCGAATGAAGGGCGAAGTAATCTGTATCGGGAATGACATTGAAATCGTGGTGGTTTCAACCAGTACAGGTCGGTGTAAGCTAGGTATAGTAGCACCGGAGAATACGAAAATCCTACGAAAGGAACTCATCAGTGGGAGGCAAGCCAACACACACCCAACCAATCGATCTGGTAAAGAATCGGATCATCCAATCGATCCGCAGGACTAAACCAAGTGTGGTCAAGAGACAGTCGCGTAGAGAACACGTTGGGAAAGTGAGTAAACTCCCATTTCATCAATGGATCACTCACATTTTTCAGCACAACGAAATCTTCGATCAGAAACTAACTGATCTGGATATTGTCAACAGTGCAGCAGCAGAATTTTCCAGGAGACTAGCCACCATCCGGTTGCTGATTACTACTCCAGGAAAACTAGGAACTGAACGAGCAAGGTACAACAAAGCAAGTAAGACCTGTTTACTGTCTTTGCGATATAACGAACGACAGTTCCCAATTTCTGGTTCTGGTAGTGCAGCGATGTCACTGTCAGAGATCAGAGAAAAGTGTTTTCACTATAAGAAGATCGATCCTAGATTCTTCACTACAGAAGAGGTCAACTGGATCGAAATACAGAAAGAAGACGGTAACGAATACTACCAGGACTGCTGGTTACCGACTGAAGAGGACAAGAAACTTTATTCTTTTGGATCACAGCAACTCGGAGTTGCCGATAACGATCCATTACCAATCGAAATACTCGAAATTCAGTGGTTAAAGAATGCGAAGAAAAAGAAGAAGTAAACCAGCCTGGGATTTGTATCGAGATGGGATTAGCTATTCTCTGTTGTCTCGATTCGTGAACTGCCGAGAAAGATTCCGAATCTACACAGTGGAAGGTCTAAGACCAACCGATACATCCGACTCGATGGACTTTGGAACTATGTTCCATTCGATCCTGGAAGAACATGCTCAAGGCCGTAATCTTGCTTACCTGAAGCGAAAGCTACAGCAGCAAGCGAAGAACGATCCTGACGCAAAAGCAATGGCAGATCAATGTCTGCTATTGTTCAAATATTACGAAGAAACTTGGCGAGAGAATGATGCTGGTCGTAACTACATTTCCCAGGAAGAAGTGTTTCGCGTACCAGTCTACTTACCAAGTGGACGTAAGATTGATCTTCGTGGTCGATACGATGAAATCTATCGAGAGAACGGAGCTATCTGGCTACAGGAAAATAAAACCAAAGCACACATCGATGAACTTGCCTTGAGTAACATCTTGGCACACGATCTACAAACTATGCTCTATTGTTACACGATAAAACTTAAATATAAGGAGGAACCTCGTGGTGTACTGTACAACGTAATCAGAAGACCACTACTGAAACAAAAGCAAAAAGAAACTGACCTAGATTTCCTGCACAGAATTGAAGATGACATCAAGACTCGACCAGAGCATTATTTTGTGCGTTTCCGTACAGAATTTGGTGATGGTGATGTTGAAAAATTTTGCAAGCGTACATTATTTCCACTCCTGGAAAGTGTATGTGTCTGGTGGGAATCGATCAAAGCAAACCCTTTCAATCCGTGGACTCAAGAGGACGGGTCACCGAATCTTCACCATTACGAACGACCGTTCGGGGTGTACGATTCGTTTCGCAACGGAAAAGGAGATTACTTCGACCTAATCACTCGCGGAGTCGATTCAGGGCTAGAACTAATAGAAACAGTCTTCCCAGAACTGGAAGAACCAGTCGTCGTCGGTTAAAATAGCTACTCTTTTTTACAAGAAGGATCATTTTGTGAATCGTATTGCAACCCCTCGTCGTCCCCAGGAAAACAAACCTGCCCAGAAGCAGTTAGTCATCCCTGGCCCCAACGAACTCAACGTACCTCCCAATAATCTGATGGAATACACCATCTGTATTTACGGGACAAAAGGTATCGGTAAAACTACTTTGACTTCTTCTATTCCAGGAGGTCTGGTGGTAATGACGGAACCCCTGCGAAAGAATCTCAAGATTCGTCAGGTTAGCCTATCGGTTAATGATGTTGACGCGATCAATGAAGGTGCAGCAGATGCATGGGTGCAGTTCAAAAGCATCATTCAGCAATCTCAGAATCCAGAGTCAGGCGTAAAGTGCTTGATTATCGACACTGTAGATCGCCTCTATGATGCGTGTCTCAATCATCACTGTGTCATCGAAGGTGTTCGTCACCCAGGTGGACTCAACGACTTTGGCAAACTTTGGTCAGTGATTAAAGACGACTTTGAAACTACGCTCAATCGAATCAGAGAAGTCGGTTTGGGATTAGTATTAATCTCCCACACCAAGGAATCTGACATTGAAGTAGTGACTGGTGGCAAAGTCACACAGTATGGGCCTAGTTGTTCAGGTGCAGCACTTCGCTATATCAAAGCAGCAGCAGACTATGCTTTCTTCTTCGGTTGGTTTGATCGTAAGCGATGCATCCACCTCCGAGGTTACGAAAACATCTGGACTGCTTGTGGTGTTCCAGAACGATTTATTTCACCATCTGGGAATCCGCTAGAACTGATCGAAATTCCTGAAGGCGAGACCAAGGGATGGACGATCTTACAAAAAGCATTCGATAACAAAGTCTATGATGCTCTTGAAGAAGTTCCTTCTCAGGAAGCACCAAAACCAACCCGTAAACGTAGTTAATTTTCAATTTCAAAAACTGTTGTTTGTTTCATTTAGGTAAGAGGATTTGTCAAATGGCTAAAGCCCCAAAATCAGCGTTCGTAGCAACCCTATCGGCCAAGAAGAATGAACTCATCAAGGCAGCACAATCACAGCGTGCTGGTGGCATCACGGAGTCTTCCGAGATCGTAGAAGCCTACGGTCTGGATGAAGGTTCCCGAATCACGGTGAAGTGCAAACTTCTCGGCGTGAAGGTCTCCTGTCACGAAGAAGGTGCAAACAAGGGACTCCCTTATGTTTCCTTCTCCTATGCTCCTGTCGAGGCTCCTGGTAAGGGCATGACGTTTGTCATGTATCTCCCAGGATACGACCGTAAGACCAAGGAAGTCACCGAAAAGGCAATGACTTGGATTTTCCAAGAATTTCAGGGTTTCGGGTTCGATACCCGTGACTGGGGTGCTGACCCATCTCAAATTGAGACTGCTGGTGCAGAACTCAACAAGGAAAAACCAACTTGCATGGTCAACTTGCGTTGCAGCAAGATTCAGGCAGGTGCAAGAGCAGGTGAACTGGTGGTCAACTTCGGTATTAACCGAATCGTAGAGACTGACGCTCCTGCCCCTAAGACTCTTTCCCAGGAACTCGACGAGGTTATGGAAGCTCCAGCAGCAAAGGTTGCTGAAACTCCTGCTCCTCGCAAGCCCGCTGCTAAGAAGGCAGCAGCATTCAAAGTAGGTGACAAAGTGATCTTCACTTTCACCGATGAGGACAACAACGAAGAAGAAGTGGAAGGTGAAATCACTGGTCTTGAGGGTGATACCTATCAAGTGACGGATGGAACTTACAGTTATGATCTGACCGCAGCAGAAATGAAGAAAGCCTAATTTCTCATTTCTCTCTTGTTCGTTTTCTGCCCACCTCTATCTATGGTAGGGGTGGGTTTTTATTTAACTTTTCCAATTAAGGAATTGTGTATGACTGCTCTTGCTATTGATACCGAAACTACTGGCACTAATTTTCTCTTTGGTGCTATGCCATTCCTAGTTACTGCTTGCGATGATGCAGGTAATACATACTACTGGGAATATAAAGTTGATCCTGTAAACAGAGAGGTTTACAAAGATCCCATCCAAATCAAGGACATGCTCGATGTCTTTAATTCCTATGATGACTGGGTGTTCCACAATGCTAACTTCGATCTAAGAGCATTGTCGGTACTGACTGATATACCCATCGATGAAATCCATAATCTACGTTACGACCCAACCATCTTTTGGGATCACATTCACGATACTCTTATCCAGAGTCATATCATCGATAGCTACGAAAGCCACAAGCTAAAAGACTTGGCTCTACGCTATCTCGACATCTCCAAGGAAGATGAACAAGCACTTCAGGAAGCAGTAGTTGGTTCTCGTAGACTTGCCAGAAGATACAAGGACACCATCTGCAAAGGATGGGATATCGATGGTGATACGGTAGCTGACTACTGGCTACCAAAAGCAATGTGGGAATGCTCTAAGGAAGCACCTATCGAATGGGAAGATGTTTGTCTCACCTATGCTCTACGTGACGTAGAACGAACTATCATGCTTCATGCAGTTCTCTACCCACAAATCGAATCGATGAAAGCTACCGGTTCCTACTATCGTGAGATTCGTTTGCTGGAAACCATCTTACATATCCAGAATCATGGAATGACATTCCGTATGCCATTTGCTATCCAGGAACTCAAGGCAATGGTACAGGAACTCCATGATCTTCAGCGTGATATGAAACGCACTGCTAAAATCTACAAGATAGAAGACCTCAACATTGATTCACCTAAACAACTTAACGAACTAATCTACACCAAAATGGGCTACCCTGTTCTTTCCAGAACGGAGTCGGGACAACCCTCAGTGAGTGCAGATGCAATTGAAGACCTCATCAATGATGACTCTCACCTAGATTTAGACGATAAAAAATTCCTACTAAACCTGCGAGAATACAAACTGGTATCTACTAGCAAAAAGTATGTCTCCAACTACATGCAGTATGCTCTCCCCTACAATACTTACGTCAACAGAAAAGGTATTTATTCCTATCGTATCCACCCTAACCTAAATCAAACAGGAACATCAACAACTAGATTCTCCTCCTCAAATCCCAATGGTCAAAATATCTCTACAGGTCACGAAGAAGATGATGGATCAGGTGGAAGAGTTAAACGACTTAATCTCCGAGAACTCTTCGGCCCTCCTCCAGGATGCGTTTGGTACTCCATCGATTACTCCTCACTTCAGTTAATCATTTTCGCATACGAAGCAAACGACGAAGGGATGATTAATGCATTCCTAAATGGTTATGACTTTCATAACTACGTTGCTTGTGGACTCTTTAACACACAAACACCTTCTAAAGACCAACGAAGAATTGCTAAGAACGTGAACTATGCACTGATCTTCGGAGCAGGTGCAAACAAAGTAGATGCTACTGCTGGTATGTTTGGTGCATACGAACTTTACCAGCAACAGTTTCCAATCGTGGGTGAGTACATGAACCGTATCACCCATCAGGTTCGACGTACAGGTTATGTCCGTACAAAGTTTGGTTATCCACTACGAGTACCAATGGAACAACCATACAAAGGCGTGAACTACATTGTCCAGGGAGATGAAGGTGATATCGTGAAGAACGCGATGATGCTTTGCCATAACTTCCTAAAGACTCATAGCAGTGGTGCTAGGCTTATCATGCAAATCCATGACGAGCTAGTATTTGAATGCAGTAAGTTCAAGGATTTTCCCCTTGAAGAAATCTGCAAGTTAATGATGGAACCAGCTAGAAAAGTTGGTTGGCACACTCCAGTTGGTGCGTCGATAGTTCATCGACACTGGGGTGATAAACAAGATGTTTCTGTTTCTTTTTAGTATAAGGATCAACTGATGCTAGACTTTTATGACTTCTACCGTGTCCACCTCAACCCAACATCTGATCTTCGCAATCAGTATGTAGGTGACTGCCCATTCTGTAACAAAAAGGAACACTTTTTCATTAATCCAGAATCCGGTATGTTCGACTGTAAGAAGTGTGGAACTGAAGGAAACCATTTAACTTTTATTACTGAGTATCACAAGCTGCATTTGGAATCTACCGATGATGGAAAATATCAAGAACTCGCTAGTAGTCGTCCTGGTATCACTGCTGAAGTTTTACGACGAGTACGGT